TTTAGATTTTGGACAATCTACTACCCAAACACAAGGAGCAGCACAAACTTATTATTCTGGATCTATAAGATGTGGAATTATGACTCCACCACATAAGGGAAGTGCGGAGGCATCTGCTATAGCTGAAACAGTTATTACAGGTCTTACTTCTGTTAACGCTTCTACTTACACAGATACATTTTCTGTAAGTCCAAGAGTACTACAAGTAGAAGGACCAACCTCTGTAAATGTTGAAGAGGATAGTCATTATTTATCTGTTGTAAGCTGCGACTTTACTGCTAATGGCTAAAGATTTTAAAAAACACTTTACTAAAGATTTAGGAAAGGCAATAACTAGGGGAAGAAAAGAGGTTGCAAGGACAGTAACTCGTTCTTTGATCGAACAAGGTCCGTGGTGGACAGGAACATTTGGAGAAAACTGGATAGTTTCAAAAAATCCTGTAAAACCAACCAAAAAAAGAAAACCAGACTTTCCATACTACATGATGCCTAAAGGAACAGCTAGGCAAATAAAAAATCCAAGAGTTCCAAATGTAACACTAAATCAGGATTTATTTGTTGGTAACAGAGCTAAATATGCTGGCTTTGCGATAAACGCACCAGGGCAAACTTTACCTAATTTCAAAAATGAACAAGTAACTTATGCTGAACATTTTAGTGCATCTACAAGTCCTACAGCCAGAGGACCAAATTGGTATGTTGTTTACACAAAAGGAGGGTTTATTAACAAAGACATAGCAATGGCATTTAAAAAGGTTGGCTTTAAGTAATAAAGTAGTAGTATAGTTAATAGATAATAAAATTATTTTTGCATGGTAACAGAAAGAGCAATCGACAAACTAAAGAAAGCCTTTAGTGTAGACAACAAAAGCAGTTATGAAATCTACAAAAATGGCCAGGTAATCTTGAAGGTTTACTGGACACCTTTAACTATTGCTGATAGAGACACAATAAATACTACTCTAATAAAGGCAAACAGAGGCCAGGAAGAGGGTAGTTTGGACTTTGCACTCCAAGTAATTATTGGTAAGGCTGAAGATGAAACTGGTAACAAGTTATTTAGTGAAGCTGATAGGGCAAGTCTTAGAAGAGAAATACCATTGTCAGTATTACTTGAACTTATGACAAAGATGCAAGAGTTGGGCGAGGAGGCTACCCCTGATGCCGTAAAAAGCTGAGTTAAAAAAGAATAGCTACCTTCATATGCAATTTTTTATTGCAGAAAAGTTAGGCATGACATTAGTTGAAGTACGAAACAAAATGTCTTTGGAAGAAATGTATGGCTGGAACGCATATTTCAACCATAAAGCTGAACAAGAAGAAAAAGCATACGAAGATGCAAAAAGAAAGGCTCAAACTCGCAAGGTACGCTAAACTAGGTTTAATGTTTTACCTAGATTAGTGGCATCTAATTACGAAGTTAATATAAAACTAAATACTAGAACTGTTAATAAACAGCTAAATAATCTTGAAAAGCGTATATCAAAGTTAAATAAATTAGCTACAGGAGGAAGAGCAAGCAGAACTGTATTACAGAATGAGAAGCATAAGATTAATTTAGCAACAAAAAGATTACAGATAGAGAATAGAAATTTAAGAACTAAACAAAAACAACTAAAGGTAGACAGAGATCAATTAAAAGTAGAAAAGCAAACTGCTGCTGCAATAAGTAGACAAACTAAAGCAGTTAGAAAACCAGGAACTAGACCTACTTCAAATATACCTTTAGGTCCTAGCTCTCCACTTAAATTTAGTCCAATGGGTCAAATGCTCCCTGGAAAAGGAACCGCACCTGGTGGTGGAGGTGTTTTATCAGGAGCATTGATAAGTGGTGCATTTCCATTGTTATTTGGACAAGGACCATTAGGTGCTGCTGCTGGTTTTACTGGTGGATTGATTGGTGGAAAATTAGGAGGACAGACAGGGGGTTTTGCTGGAGGTTTAGTTGCTACTGCATTACTAACTCAAGTACAACAAATTACAGATTCCACGGCTAAATTAGGTCAGGCATTTAATAGACTGACTCCTGACATTGAAGGATTGACTAAGGCTTTAGGAGCAAATGGAACAGAAAGAGAAAGACAGATACAACTAATTAAAAAGACAGAAGGAACACAAGCTGCACTAGCAGCCGTAACTGAACAGATGAATAAGGCTATAGGTGCAGATGCGGTTAAAGGACTGAAAGATTTTGGAGAGGTAAGCAGATTAATAGGAAACCAATTCCAAATATTAGGAACAAAAATGCTTGCTGCATTACTACCTGTTCTTAACTTGTTGGCTACACCTTTTGCTGGACCAGCACAGAAAGCAGAAAGAGATAGACTTGCGGAAGTAGGAGGATCAGCAACCGATCCAACATTACAGGCTTTACAAACTGAGTTAGCAAATGTATCTGGTGGCACGGGAAGATCAGGAGCTAAACAGGCAGAGAAAGAAAGAGCAAGAATACAGGCACTAATAGAAGCTAGAAAAGAAGAGCTTGCAACAATAGGAAAAACTTTAGAGAGACAAAAGACTATAAATATGATTGAAGATTCTAGGTTAAAGAAGGTAAGACAACAAAATGCTTTATTACAGGCAAAGATTGATGGTAATTATGAGGAAGTTTTATTAGCACAGGAACTTGATGCAAAGATAAAAGAAATGATTGAAGATGGAGCGACTTTAGAAGAACTAGATGTAAATAAAATTGAAAATTTATTAAAACAAAATAATTTATTAGAAAAACAAGCAGAGCAAGCTGAAAGGGTAAGACAACAATTTAAATCATTAGGTCAATCACTTGCCACAGATGTTGCTGATGGTTTACAGGGTCTTATCCGTGGAACGTCCACGCTCAACGATATGCTCAATAATGTACTCAATAAATTAATTGATGCTGCATTTAACATGGCATTATTTGGTAATCCAGGAGGGCAGTTAGGTAGTGGAGGATTATTTGGTTCGATATTTGGTGGACTTGGTTCAATCTTTAGTAAAGGAGGAGGAGGTTTACCCACAACTGGTCAGTTAGTTGCTGCTGATAATTTAAAATATGGAAACACATTTCCTGCTGGTTCTTTTGCTAATGGTGGTTATGCCCAAAGAGGTAAATCTTATTTGGTAGGGGAAAAAGGTCCAGAGATGTTTACTCCTGGAGCTACTGGCGGTCAAGTTAGTCCTATAGGTTCTACAAATGTAGTTGTAAATGTAGATGCTTCTGGTTCATCTGTAGAAGGAGATGAACAGCAAGGCAGAGAACTTGGTCGGCTTATCTCAGTTGCAGTACAATCTGAAATATTACAACAAAAAAGACCTGGAGGTTTACTTGCATAATGGCTACGTTTCCAGACATTAAACCTACTTACGGGCAACGTAAAAAATCTAGACCGTTAACTCGTACTGTACGTTTTGCCGATGGATATGAACATAGACTTTTATTTGGTTTAGCTCAACATCAAAATCCAAAAGAATTTAGTTTTACTTTTGAAGTTTCTGAAGCTCAATCAGATGAAATAGAAACATTTTTAGACGCTAGGGCAAACGATAGTGAGAGCTTTACATTTACCCCACCAGGAGAAAGTTCATCTTCTCAATTTGTTTGCGAAGATTGGAGTAAATCAATACCATATAATAATAGAGCTACAATCCAAGCAACATTTAGAGAAGTATTTGAACCAGCATAATGTCAGTAAATCAATCAGTATTCAGCAGCTTACAGGACATCAATCCATCAGCAATTATTGAATTATTTACTCTTCAATTATCTACGGCATTGCATGGTGCTAATACAGTTTACAGATTTCATGCTGGTTCAAGTCTTAACGCAAATGGTCAAATAACTTGGGCTGGAAACGCCTATCTTAGATTTCCTATACAAGCATCAGGTTTTGCTTTTCAAAAAGGACAGTTACCCAGACCCAAGATAATAATTAGTAATGCTACAGGATTAATTTCTGCCATTCTTTTATCTGTTAATGAAACAACCACTGGAAATGATTTAACGGGAGCTACAGTTACACGAATAAGAACATTAGCCAAATTTATTGATGCCGTTAATTTTGCTGACAATACAAACGCAACTGCTGATCCTACGGCTGAGTTTCCCCAGGAAGTTTATGCAATAGATCGTAAATCAGCAGAAACCAGAGAAACAGTTGAATTTGAACTTGCTGCTCCTACAGATCTTGCTGGAGTTCGGATACCTAAACGTCAAGCCACACGTTCAATCTTCCCCTCTATAGGTACGTTCGTTCAATGAGTTGGAAATATAAAGCACTACTTCATGCTCAACGGGAAGACCCTAAAGAGTCTTGTGGTTTGTTATTAAATATAAAGGGAAAGGAAAAATATTATCCTTGTCGAAATTTATCTATGACTGATTATCAGTGTTTTATTATTGATCCAGAAGATTATATAAAAGCAGACAATACAGGCGAAATAATCGGAGTAGTTCACAGTCACCCCATAACACCTCCTACACCTAGTCAGGCAGATAAAATTAGTTGTGAAGACAGTAAACTTCCGTGGTATATAGTAAACCCAAAGACAGAGCAATGGGCATATTTAGAACCATGTGGATACAGACCACCGCTTTTGGGTCGTAAGTGGGTTTGGGGTATTACTGACTGCTGGAGTTTAGTAAGAGATTGGTATAAAGAGGAAAAAAATATTGAATTAAGAGATTGGGATAGACCTACAACACCAGAAGAATTTTTACATAATCCTTTATTTGAAAGTTGTGCCTGGAGAACGGGATTTAGAGAATTAAGGCCAAATGAAACATTAAAGAATGGAGATGTTTTACTTATGAGTATTATGCACCCTACTTTAAATCATGTAGCATTATTTTTTGAAGGAGATGTTATTCATCATTTAACCGATAGACTATCTTGTAGAGAACCTTACTCTGAATGGTTACTAAAATGTACTGGAAAGAGGTATCGTTATGCTTCGTAAAATAAAACTATATGGAGAACTTGCAAAGTTTGTAGGACATAAAGAGTTCGAGGTACAGGTAGACACAGTTGGAAAAGCTGTTAGTTTTTTACTGCATAACTTTCCAGGTATTGAGTCTTATATGAGTCCAAACTATTATCAAGTAAAAGTAGGTAATTATGATGTAGATAAGACTGAAATTTATTATCCTTTGGGCAAAGAAGATATACACTTTACACCTGTAATTAGCGGTTCTGGAGGAAGAGGTTTAGGAAAAGTTTTATTAGGTGCAGTTCTCATAGGTATTGCAATAGCAGCACCAGGAGCAGGATTCGCTTTAGGTAAAGGAGGTTTTGGTTTCGTTGCTACAGGAGGAGCACTAGCTAGTCCTTTTATGGCAGCAGTAGGAAATTTGGGTGTGGCTTTACTTCTTACAGGAGTAAGTGAAATGTTATTTCCTTTACCCGAACCTCAAAAATTTAGTTCAGAGGAAGATCCACAATTATCATTTAATTTTAGTGGAGTGCAAAATACTTCAAGGGCTGGTACTCCCGTTCCAATAGTTTATGGTGAAATAATTACAGGAAGTGTTGTAATAAGTGCAGCGATTGACACTAATCAGGTAGACGCATGACAGACGAAACTAAACTTATTAAAGGTGCTGGTGGAGGTCCACCACCTCCCCCTCCTGCTCCATATCGTGCTCCTGATACTTTACATAGTAGAAGTTTTGCTACTATTCAAGATTTAATTTCTGAAGGAGAAATTGAAGGTTTTTCTACAGCTTCTAAAGAAGGTCTTACAAAAGGGACAACAGCATATAATAACGCTAGTTTGAAAGATATATTTCTTGATGACACCCCAATATTAGATGCTACTGCTGATAGCGGTAATCCAGCCGATACTGATTTTAATTTTCAAGACGTTACATTCCAATCTAAATTTGGAACGTCAAACCAGACTGCAATGACAGGTATGCCTGCTGAGAGCAGATCACCTACGGGTGTTGGAGTTACTGTAACTACCTCTGCTCCTGTTACCAGACAGATTACAAATACAGATGTTGATGTTGTAATTGTTACTTTGACTTGGCCTCAAATACAGGTAGCTGAAGATGATGGAGATTTAAGAGGAGATACTGTTGAATACAAGATACAAATTCAACATGATTCTGGTGGTTTTGTAGACAGAGTGAGTTCTTCTGTTAGCGGTAGAACTGCTGATGCCTATGCTAGAGATCATAGAATTGGATTGGAAAGTAGTTTTACAACAGTAGATATAAGAGTTGTTCGTGTAACAGCAGATAGTACAAGTTCATCAAGAGTAAATGCTTTTCAGTTTACAAGTTTTCAAGAAGTTATCGGTAATACTTCTACTTACCCTAATAGTGCTTATACTTCTCTTCGTTTAGATAGTAAACAGTTTAATCGTATTCCCACCAGGAAATATCGTATTAGAGGAATTAAAGTAAGAATACCAGGTGTCTCTGCTTTAGCTATTACAGCTACATACATACAGTCAGGAACAAATATAACTATTAGTGACGCATCTCATGGATTATCAGTTGGAGACTCAATAGTATTTGATGCGACATCTGGTGCTGGTGCTGATGGTACTTATGTAATACATTCAAAAAGTGATAATCAATTTACATTTACTGTTAGCGGATCACAGACAGTATCAACGTCAAACTGCACATATAAAACTATTCCAACCGCAGATATAGGAACAGGTAGAATAAATTATCCTAATGGCTATGTTTTTAATGGAGTAATGCAGCAAGCAGTTTACACAAACTGTCCAAGTATGTGCTTGCTGGACCTACTTACAAACACTAGGTACGGGCTAGGAGATCATGTTAGCGATAGTAATTTAGATTTATTTAGTTTTGTAGCTGCTAGTAGATATGCGAACGAATTAGTAGACGATGGAGAAGGTGGTACAGAAGCTAGATTTAGTTGCAATGTAAATATTCAAACTCCTAAAGAGGCTTTTGCTGCAATAAGTGAGTTATGTGGTGTTATGAGATGTATGCCAATATGGTCTGCTGGCAGCATAACTATATCTCAGGACAAGGAAACTTCGGCCAGTTATTTGTTTAATTTATCTAATGTAGGAGAAAATGGTTTTTCATATTCGGGAAGTAGTTTAAAAACTAGACATAGCGTTATTTCGGTCAGTTACTTCAACATGGATTCAAAAGAAGTTGATTTTGAAGTAGTAGAAGATGCAACAGCAATATCAAAACTAGGAACAATAGTAAAACAGGTAAAAGCATTTGCCTGTACTTCTCGTGGTCAAGCTGCAAGATTGGGCCGTGCAATTCTTTTCGCTGAACAAAACGAAAGTGAAACAGTTACATTTTCAACTTCTATAGATGCAGGAATCGTAGTGAGACCTGGTTCTGTTATTGCAATAAATGATCCAGTTAGGGCAGGAGCCAGGAGAGGTGGTCGTGTTGTTGCTGCTACTACAACGACTATAACCATTGATGCTTTAAGTGACACTACATTGTCAGGCTTAGATACTTCATTCACTATTTCTGTAATTTTATCTGATGGTACAGTTGAAACAGGTTCTATTTCTAATGTTGTTGGTGCTGTTTTTACTGTAAATAGTGTAACCAAAGCTGATGGTACAACACAATCTGCTTTTAGTTCTGCACCAAACGTAAATTCACCCTATCTATTATCTAGTACAGGTTTACAAACTCAATTATTTAGAGTCATACAGGTTGAAGAACAAGATGACGTTAATTATGTAATCACAGCTTTATCTTATGTAGAGGGCAAGTATGCGTTTATTGAAAATGGTGATCCACTACCTACAAGAACAATATCGTTATTAAATGCACCAGCATCTCCTCCAAGTAACCTGACTGTTAGTGAAAAAATAGTAACTCTTAATAATATGGCTAGAAGTAAACTAATTGTGGATTGGCAGCCTGTAACTGGTGTTACACAGTATCTAGTAAATTATAAATTTGAAGATACAAACTTTATTTCACAAGTTGTATTTAGCAGTGATTTTGAAATTTTAGATAGCAAACGAGGAAGCTATACGATTGAAGTTTATTCTTATAATGCCGCCCTAAATATATCTCCTAACTCTACTGAAATAGTTTTTGTTGCTCAAGGTAAAACTGCTGTACCAGAAAATGTACAGAATCTTACTATTGAATCAATAAACGATCAATTTGTCAGACTAAGATTTACTCAGGCAACTGCTGTAGATGTTCTTCACGGAGGTCGGGTTTACATACGGCATACAAACCAGACAGGAAATAGTGCGACTTTTCAAGCTGCTCAAGACATTATCGAGGCTGTACCAGGTAATGCTACAGAAGCAATCTGTCCAGCACTTCCAGGGTCTTATCTCGTTAAATTTCAAGACGATGGCCTACGTTTTAGCACTACAGAAGCTAAAGTTTCTATAACATTGCCAGAAATATTAGATTCTATAACTGTCAAAACAGATAGAGAAGATACAGACAGCACACCTTTTAATGGAACGAAAAGCAATGTTGTATTTGACTCAACTCTTGGAGGATTGAAACTTACAAATCCTAGTTCAAACGCTACAGGTACTTATGATTTTGTTGAAACACTTGATCTTGGAGCAACTTTTTCTCTTACTTTAAAACGACATTTCCAAGGTGCTGGTTTTTATGTTGGAGATCAGTTTGATAATAGAACAGCAAATATTGATACATGGACAGATTTTGATGGAACTATTGCTAACGATGCCAATGCTGTTTTAGCTGTGCGAACAACAACTGACAATCCAAGCAGTTCTCCCACCTATGGTTCGTTCAACACTATGGCTAACGGAATATTTAAAGGCAGAGGATTTCAGTTTAGAGCTACTTTAGAAACTGCTGATGCTGCTCAGAATATGAATTTACAGCAACTAGGATATACAGCAACCCTACCTTCTAGGACAGAACAATCTGCTGTTATAGCATCTGGGGCAGGAGCAAAAGCAGTTACATTTACAGCACCATTTTTTGTTGGAACGTCTGCACTTGGTAATCTAAATAACTTCTTACCTTCTGTTAATATTTCTCCACAAAATATGGCTACAGGAGATTATTTTGAACTTAGTAGTATATCTGGAACTGGCTTTACAGTTCACTTTAAGAACTCAAGTAATGCTAGTATTGATAGGAACTTTACCTATAGTGCTGTTGGTTTCGGCAAAGGAGGGTAACATGGAGGAAAATAGTATTTAATTGTGGCTGACGTAACGAACTACACTATTGAAAATAACTCAGGTCAAAACGTAAGAATTGACTTAAACGCTGTTTTTGCTGCAATACAATCTAGTAATTCAAAGTCTAGTGATTTAGTCAGTAGTCAATGTGTTGCTGGTATGCCTTTTCTTAATACCACTTCAAATATTTTAAAAATAAGAAATTCAAGTAATGGTGCTTTTACTGAGATAGGAAACATAGATTCAGCAAATTTAGGATTACTTCCTGTAGCTGGTGGCACAATGACAGGTACATTAACAACAGTTGATGTTGCTTTTCAAGGAGATAACTATAGTGTTTTATGGGATAAATCTGATGACGCTCTTGAATTTGCTGATAACGCCAAATTAGTATTTGGTTCTTCTTCTGATCTTACTATTAGTCATTCTGGATCAAATTCTGTATTTAATGAAACGGGCACAGGTAATTTACAATTACAACTAGGAGGATCTACAAAATTTGAGGTTGTAACAGGTGGTGTTTCATTAACAGGTGGGGCAGCTTCAAACATTACGGCATTATCTGATGGTGCGACAATTACTATTGATATGGCTACTGCCTGTCATCATTCTGTTACTTTGGGTGGCAATAGAACCTTTGCTGCACCTAGCAATCAGGTAGTTGGACAGAGTGGATCTATATTTATTACTCAAGATGGAACAGGATCTAGAACAGCAAGTTTTAATAGTGCTTTTAAATTTGTAGGGGGAGTTGCACCAACTTTATCTACGGCTGCTAATGCTATTGATAGAATTGACTATATAATAAAATCAAGCAATGTTATTCAATGTACTGTTTCTTTAGATATTAAATAAAATGGCAATTATTCCTGGAAAAAAGAATTTTACTGTTGATAGGAGAGCAGATTTTCCTATCAAACTGACATTTAAAGATTCAACTGGATCGGCGATAAACTTAACTGGTTACACTGTAGCGGCACAAGTTTATGATGAATCACGTTCCACAAAATATGCTGATTGGGATATAACATATACAGATAGAGCTAACGGAATTATTGATATGAATTTAACAGATACAGCTACAGCTACTTTTACTCCAAATATTTTGTTTTATGACGTATTGTTAACAGAACCAGGTGGTAGCAAAAGTTATTATTTAGAGGGTAAACTATTTGTAAGTGAGGGTTACACAGCATGAGCAATCCTAATTCTGTAACTGTAAGTCAGGTTTCTGATGTAACTACAGTTGAAATTACAACACAAGGTCCGCAAGGTCCTGCTATTTCTGGTGTTAATTTTGATATATCTGGAAAAGTTAATGATGCAGTCCTGTATTATCACGCTGCTTCTGATACCATAAAAGCAGATAACACCACTACTAAACTTACACTCGTTGACGGAGGGAATTTCTGATGGCTAATACAATTAGAATTAAAAGATCTACTGGATCAAGTAACCCGACTTCTCTTGAAAATGCTGAGATAGCCTTTAGAGAAGGGGATGAAGTATTAGTTATTGGTAAAGGTACTGGAGGAGCAGGGGGATCTGCTACTTCTATTGAGGCTATTGGTGGTAAGGGAGCCTTTTTTGATAAAGCAACAACAAGGACAACAAATCATGTATTAGCTGGTGCTGCCTCTGGGAGTGCTGCTGCACCTACATTTAGAGCGTTAGTAAGTGATGATATTCCTTCTGTAGCACATACAAAGATATCTGATTTTGATGCTGGAGTACGCACCAATACCTTGGCAGAAATGGCTGCTCCTGCTGCTGCTGTATCTTTAAATTCACAGAAAATAACAAATTTAGCTGATCCAACTGCTGACGCTGATGCAGCAAACAAAGGTTATGTAGATGGTGTTTCTCAAGGATTAGATGTAAAAGATTCTGTAAAAGCAACTACAACAGCGAATGGCACGTTAGCTTCTGCTTTTGCTAATGGTCAAAGTATTGATGGTGTTTCTTTGTCAACTAATGACAGAATACTTATTAAAGACCAAAGTACTCAGACAGAAAATGGTATTTACAAGGTCAATGCTTCTGGTGCTCCAACTAGGGTAGATGATTTAGCTACTGGTGCTGATGCTGCTGGTGCGTTTGTTTTTGTAGAACAAGGAACAGTAAATTCCGAAAATGGTTTTGTTTGTACTTCAAATAAAGGATCTGCTGTTGTAGGAACTAATAACTTAGTATTTTCACAGTTTTCTGGTGCTGGTCAAATTACAGCAGGAAATGGTTTAGAAAAATCTGGTAATACTTTATCTGCTGACCTTAAATCAAATGGTGGGCTTGTTATTGAATCTTCTGAAATTGCTGTCGATCTTGCTGCTAGTTCTATAACAGGAACACTTGCTATTGGCGATGGTGGGACAGGTGCTACGAGTGCAAGTGCAGCTAGAACAGCTTTAGGACTTGTTATCGGAACTAATGTTCAAGCGTATGATGCACAACTTACTGATATAGCTGGTTTAACTCCAACAGATAGCAATTTTATTGTTGGAGATGGATCTAACTTTGTCCTTGAATCAGGGGCTACTGCTAGGGCAAGTCTTGGAGTGGCTATTGGAAGTCAAGTACAGGCTTATGATGCTGATCTTGATAATTTATCTAGTTGTCAATCAGGTGGATCTGCTGCGTTAGCTGCTTTAACTGAAGCTGAGATACAAATACTTGATGGAGCTACTGTTACTACTGCTGAATTAAATATTTTGGATGGAGTAACATCTACTGCTTCAGAACTTAATATTCTTGATGGAGTTACAGCTACAACTGCTGAAATAAACCTAATAGATGGTGGAACATCTGCCACTTCAACGACATTAGCAGCCGCAGACAGATTTATTTGCAATGATAATGGAACGATGAAACAGGTTGCGTTGTCTGACCTGGTTACATTCTTAGAAGATGAAAGTGCTTCTAGTTTTAACATAGATGGAGGATCATACTAAAAACTAAACATCAGGAGGGCTAACCAATGGCAAACACAATTAGACTAAAAAGAGCAAGCGGTAGCGATCCAGGTGCTAGTGATCTCGTTACAGGTGAATTAGCTGTAAGAACGGATACTGGTAAATTATTTACGAAAAAAGATGATAATTCCGTAACTGAGATTGGCGTTACTGGTAATGCTGCGACTGCAACAAAACTTGAAACAGCAAGAACTATTGCAGGGGTAAGTTTTGATGGTTCTGCCAATATATCTCTTAATAACAATGCGATTACCAATGGAGCAGGATATATAACTGCAACTCTGACTAATGAGCAAGTTCAAGATATTGTCGGAGGAATGGTAACTGGCAATACTGAGACAGGAATTACAGTTACATATCAAGACGGAGATGGAACTTTAGATTTTGTTGTTGGTACGTTAAATCAAGACACTACAGGAAATGCAGCGACAGCAACGGCTCTTGAAACTGCAAGAAATATCGGTGGAGTATCGTTTGATGGAACGGGGAATATAAATTTACCTGGTGTTAATACTTCTGGGAACCAAGATACCTCTGGAAATGCTGCTACTGCAACAGCTTTAGCTACTGCACGAACCATTGCAGGAGTTAGCTTCGATGGTACAGGAAACATATCTCTTAATAACAACGCAATAACAAATGGTGCTGGTTATATTACTGCAACTCTTACGGAAGAACAGGTAGAAGATTTTGTTGGAGGCATGGTTACTGGAAATACTGAAACAGGCATAACAGTAACTTATCAAGATTCAGACGGAACATTGGATTTCGTTGTTGCAAGTCAAACTGATAATAATTTTACAGATACTTTAAAAAACAAACTGGATGGAATTGCTGCTTCTGCTACAAATGTCACTAATAATAACCAGCTTACAAATGGGGCAGGTTACATTACTGCAACTCTTACCAACGAGCAAGTCCAAGACATTGTTGGCAATATGGTTACTGGCAACACAGAATCTGGTATTTCTGTCACATATCAAGATTCAGATGGCACATTAGACTTTTCGGTAACTTCTCAAACTGATAATAATTTTACGACTACATTAAAAAACAAGTTAGATGGCATTGCTTCTGGAGCTACTAATGTTACTAATACAAACCAATTAACCAACGGTGCAGGGTTTATAACATCTGCTGATGGTGGTAATGCAGCGACATTAGATAGCCTTGATTCTACAAGTTTTTTAAGATCTGACGCTGCAGATAGTGGCACAGGTTTGTTAAGTCTTTCAGGTGGTATAGCTTTTAGTGATGCGGCAAAATGTACGGCTGCTGTATCTGCTTTATCTGATGGCTCAACAATAACTGTAGATTTTACATCTGGTATTCATCATTCTGTAACACTTGGAGGTAATAGAACATTTGGAAATCCAAGTAATGACGGAAGTGCCGTTGGACAATCAGGATCAATTTTTATTACGCAAGATGGTACAGGCAGTAGAACAGCTTCATTTCATTCGGATTATAAGTTTGTAGGTGGGACAGCACCAACTTTATCGACAGCAGCAAACGCAGTTGATAGACTAGATTATGTTATAAAGGCTAGTGGAGTAATTCATTGTGTCGTTTCTTTGGATATAAAATAAATGGCTTTATTTGACACAATTCGAGCAGGTGCATCTGGACAGTCAACAGGTTATGACATTGAAAGAAGTTTAAGAATGAATGGGAGTACAGGTTATTTAACAAGAACACCATCATCAACAGGAAATAGGAAAGTTTGGACTTGGAGTGGGTGGGTTAAACGTGGCACTATAAGTCATAATGATTATATTTTTAGTTGTAATTCTCAATCAGGTAATGACGGAATAGCGGCTCTTTATTGGAAGAGTGGTAATAATAGACTTCAATTTTATTTTGATACTGATGGATCAAACCCTTACGGAGATGTTAATGATAGAGATTATAGAGACACGACAAACTGGTATCACATTGTATGGCAAGTTGATGCCAGTAATACAACTCACAGAATATGGGTTAATGGAGAAGAAGAGACAATAACAGGTGGACAGCCGCCTGATTATTCTTACGCAATGAATAGGTCAGGTTATGTTCAGGCAATGGGTACGCAAGGATGGGATGGTCATACTCAAAGAGGTGATATGTATTTTGCTGAAGTACATTTCTCTGATGGAAATAAATATGAAGCATCTGATTTTGGAGAATATGATTCGGAGACAGGACAATGGGTAGCAAAAAAACCGTCCATTACTTATGGAACTAATGGATTTTATTTAAAATTTAGTGATAATTCAAACAATACTGCTGCGACAATAGGTAAGGATTCAAGTGGCAATGGTAATAACTGGACACCAAATGGAATATCTGTTTCAACTTGGCCTGATAATGATTCTGTCACTGATACACCGACTAATAATTTTTGTACTTTAAATAATTTGGATAAGCATAGCAGTGTTAGTACAACGGCTGGAAATTTAGAAACGAATACTACTGCAGGAGGTAGTCATTTTCCTATATTCTCATCAATGTCAATGTATAAAGGCAAATATTATTTGGAATATAAGTGTTTAAATAATGATAATGGTATGACTGTTTCAATAATGAACATAGAGCATGATGGAGGTTCATTATCAACCGATTCCACTGCTGGAAATAATGCTTCTGCTGTTAATAAAGTTGGTTTTGAATTACTTGTTGGAAGTGGTAGGATTCGTCATAATACGTTTCTTTCAAGTCCTGGAGCTTATGGTTCTGGTTTAGCAGTTAACGAAGCTGAAACAGGAATGGTTGCTGTTGATTTAGATAATGGAAAGATATGGTGGGGAAAAGAAGGAACTTGGTTTGATAGTGGAGATCCAGCTGCGGGATCTAACGCTGCTTTTACAACAGTTGATACAGATATTACTTGGGCTTTTTGTTTTCATGTATTAAATAACAATAACCTTGCATTAAATTGGGGTCAACATGGTTTTACTCACACTCCTCCAACAGGATTTGAGACATTAAGTACAGCAAATTTAGCCGAACCAACAATAAAAAAACCAACAAAACACTTTAATCAAGTTTTATATACTGGTAATGGATCGCAACGTGCAATTACAGGTTATGATTTTAGCCCTGATTGGGTTTGGATAAAAAGAAGAGATTCTAATAATTATCATATTTTAGCCAATATTCTTAGCGGTGATAGTTACTATTTAGTTTCCAATAATACTGATGCTGAATCATCTGGTGGATCACAGTTAATAAATGGATTTAACTCTGATGGTTTTGATGTAGGAACTGAAAATGCAGTTAATAATAATGGTGGAACTTATATTGGCTGGTGTTGGGATGCTGGTGAATCAACTGTTACAAATAATGATGGATCAGTAAGTTCACAAGTAAGAGCAAATACTACGGCAGGTTTTTCAATTGTAACTTTTAGTGGTAGCGGAAATAGAACAATTGGTCATGGATTAGGAGTTACACCAGATTGTATTATTATGAAGGGTCGAAATGTAACGGATCAATGGACAGTTGGACATCATAAATTAAATGATGGTACTAATCCTTGGCATTACGGTCAGCCATTAAATTCAACTGCTAGTATTCAAGATAATGATACTTTCTGGAATGATACAGCACCTACATCAAGTGTATTTCATAAAGGTAGTTGGGATGCTGGTTACAATATGATAGCTTTTTGTTTTAGTGGCGTACAACAATATAGTAAGTTTGGCCGTTATGTTGGAAACGGATCAACTGATGGCAGGTTTGTTTATACAGGTTTTCAGCCGTCATTTATTATGACAAGAAGATTTACTGATGGTTCAAATTGGTATATCTGGGAGCCAAAGAGACGACATAATGTTAATAATGCACCTCTACAAGCAAATGATGCTGGAGGTGAAGCCACTGGTTATGATAACTCGTTCGACATATTATCAAATGGTTTTAAAACAAGAGCAACTAATAATGCTACTAATGGAAATGGAGACAAATATATTTATATAGCTTTTGCTAGTTTGCCTGGCAAATATACTAGAGCATTGTAAAATGTAATTATGGCATTTCAATTATCAGACGGCACTCCAATACCATTAGATGCACCTTTTAGTATTGGTACAACAAATTATCCAGCAAATTGGTTAAGACTAAGTACAGCAGAAGAGAAAACTGCTGCTGGAATTGTTACTGTTGCTGACCCTACCGTTTATGATTATCGTTTTTATGAAGATAATGGTAATCCAAAGGAAATTGATGATAAAAATACAGTTGATTCTGTAACAGGTGAATTAGTTAAGAAAGCAGATGGTACACAACATATTACATACGGATTAAAAACTAATTTTAAAAAAGAAGAAAAATCAATAGCAGCCAGTTTACTAGGCAAATATGATTGGTATGTTACAAGAAAATCTGAGAAAGGAACAGCTATTCCAACTGAAATTCAAACCTATAGAGATGCCGTAAGAACAGCTTGCACAACAAGAGAAGCAGAAATTGATGCTTGTTCTGATGTTGCTGCACTGGTTACTTTATATGGTGCGACTTATGATAAAGATGGAAACTTGGAAAAGTTTAATATGACACAATATCCTGATGATCCTAATGCAACTTTATGATAAATATAATTCAGAAACAGATACTTGAATGGAAAGAGGAGCTTAGTAAGCAAAGACAAAAACAAGCACAGGCTCAAAAAGTTTTACAAGAAACTAACCAAGCTATTTTGATGCTTGAGGGTGGTTTACAGGCGAAGGAGTTATTGTTGAAGAAGATCGAACAAGAATCCCAGCCAACAGGTAAAGCGGAGCTAAACCAAGAATTAAAGCCAAAGTCATCAAAGTAATTGGCACACTAGCTTTTAGGAGGGCTTCTTTAATCATGTTTCA